ACGTTTTTTCGTAGGTCTGATGTACCGTCGTCGGGTTTTCCGTCAATGGTATCGTAAATAGCTATATAAACCTTGCCTCGTCCCGTATTCTCTATACATTTAATAAAGCCAAATTTTTCGAGTTTTCGTTTTGCGTCTGCAACTACTCGTTCAGTTTTGCCGAGTATTTCTGCACAATTAGCAGAACTTTCGAAATACCTGCTAAAACTACAAATCCTTGCGTACACTATTTTTTCTGAGTCCGTTAATTCCTTGTGGCTCAATATGTCTGATCTTAGAATTAAGAATTTATCTTGCGGATAATTTTCTTGCGGTTCTTCTCTGGTCGGCATTTCTACTCCTTTTAGCTTGTTATTTATCAGGGGTAGATATAAAGAAAAATACCCCTTTCGAGGTATCTTTAGTGTTTAGAACTTTTCCTACAAATTCTATTCTTATTATACCTCGCTTTTCAGTGGAGGTCAAATTATGTAGGAATTCGTCTAAAACACTCCACTAGCTTCATTATAACTTAATTCCAAAATAAAAGCATGGCTATTTTCGTGTTTACTTTTTCGTACTTTTGGTATATAATATATACATTAAATTAAACAGGGAATATATAAAACATGGGAACAGAAACAGAGCAAAATGCTGTTGTTGGCGTGGTGCCAGCTAATAAAAAATCGGTTCATTTTTATGATCAGGTCTTGCCTTACACGGTGGGGCTTTTCTCTTCTGATATTAAGGTTAAACGGGAGAAGCTTCTTGGTAATATTCATAGGTCTATTTTAGGGCTTACCAAGAACGGCGAGCTCCGCCCTGTCGAGGACTTGGCTTTATTTATGGCTATGGCTCAGCAGTACCACCTTAATCCGTTTAAGAAAGAAATCTATGCCACCTATATTTGGGATAAATCTAGGCAGAAAGAGGAGCTTGTACCTATCGTTTCTATTCATGGTTTAAGGGCTTTGTGTCGTCGTTCTACTAATCCTACCTATACCCATACGGGCGGGTGCCAGTTCGAGTTCGATGACGATAAAAATCTAGTCTCTGCCACGGTCGAGGTTTTTGGTAGGTTCGGGAACTCCGCCCCGCAGTCTATTAGTAGCTACACGGCATTTTTCGATGAATTTGCTAAACGTACCAAGGATGGCGACCTAAATGCCATGTGGTCTCGTATGCCTCGGGTCATGCTAGCTAAATGTGCCGAAGCTAATGCTCTTCGTATGGGCTTTAATCTTGGAGCCCTTTATATCGAGGAAGAAGTAGGTTATAATGGTACTAATAACATAAACGAGGACATGGGCGATGATCGTGAATAGATTTAGCTATTCGGCTTTGATGACTTTTTTAAGGAACCAAACCGACTTTCAGAAAAAATATATTGCTGGGGTTTGGGACGACCCTAAAACTCCCGCTCTAGTAATTGGTCATGCGTTCCATACCGCTCTCGAGACCAAGTTTAAGGGCGGAAGCTTAGACGAGGCGGTTAATGCTGGCTTAAAAGAAATCGAGATCACTTCCGACTATGAAATCGATTATGGCAAAACTGGTAGCCGTCAAAAAATGATTGAAACCTTTACCCAGCTCTTCACTTCTTACTTTAATGAATGCCCTAGCTTCTCGGATATTGTCGATGTCGAGGTTTCTATCGAGCGTAAAATTGCGGGCGTGCCGTTTAAGGGTATTATCGACCTTGTGTACCGTGAAAACGGCGTGCTATGGCTCCGTGATCATAAAACGGTATCGTCCTATACTCCCGATGATGAAGAGAACTATAAATATCTTTTACAGGGTTATTTCTATTTAGTGCTAGCCGAAGAAAACTATGGCGAGAAGGTCGGGGGTATTGTCTTCGATGAAATAAAGAAGTCTCTAAATCGTGACGGCTCTCCTCAATCTCATCAGGTCATCTACCCTCGGGACGCTTTGCTGGGCTTTAAGGATGTGGCAGAAAAAATCTTGACTCGGGCGTTTGATTACGTTAATAGCCCGTCTGCCATCTTCTTCCCTAATCCGTCCGACCTCATAAACGGGCAGGAGTCTATGCGGGTAGTTTCTAATCTCGAGGAGGGGTTTGATAAAGCTCGTATTAAATCCACCCGTGTATCGGCACCGAAATTCGCACCTGTTAATATCACGGCTGATATTAGTAGCGACGACGGGACTGATGAAGAAAAAGTTATGCGGAAGCTTGCCGAGTTCGGCGTTGGTGGGGTGCTGGGCGAAACGGTAGAGGGGTACCAAATCAAACTAATTAAATTCAAGCCTAACCGTGGCGTCTCTATGTCTAAAGTCTCTGGGCTGGCTAATGATATTGCTTTGGAACTTGGGGCGACTTCCGTGCGTATTCAGGCACCTATTCGTGGCACTAATCTTGTAGGCATCGAAATACCTACCAAAACTCGTAAAGTTGCCGAGTGGCGGGACGAGTACTATGGAACCTCTGGCACCTTAGAAATCCCGCTTGGCTTTAATGTTTCGGGCGAGCTAGTTCGATACGATCTTCGCTCTATGCCTCATCTTCTGGTGGCTGGTCAAACTGGCTCGGGTAAATCTGTCGTGCTTAATGTCGCTATTTCTTCAATTCTCCACCAAATGCCTAACCTCGACCTATACCTAATCGACCCTAAAGAGGTGGAGTTTGCAGACTATGCGGGGCGGGCTAAAAAGCTCGCTACTAGCCTTGAAGAGTCCGAGGAACTTATCGACGGGCTAGTCGAAGAGATGGACTTGCGTTATAAAGAGCTTCGTAAATCTGGCTGTAAAAAGATTGAAGAATATAACCTTAAGAACAATAACAAAATGCACTATGCTGTGCTTGTGTGCGACGAGTTCGCCGACCTTATGCTTTCGGGTGGTCAAAAAAAGCGAAAAGTCTTAGACGAGGATGGGGAAACGCTTGAGCTTCCGTCTATTGAGCAACAAATCATTAGGCTAGCCCAGAAGGGGCGGGCTTGCGGTATTCATCTTGTAATTGCTACCCAGCGCCCATCTGCCGATGTCTGTACTGGCTTAATTAAGGCTAATTTTCCGTCTAAAATCGCTCTAGCTGTGGCTAATGGTACCAACTCTAGGATTATCATTGACGAGCTCGGGGCGGAGGAACTACTAGGGCGTGGCGATATGCTATTCGTCGGCTGTGGCGATAATAAACCCGTCCGTTTACAAGGTTTGTATTTGTAGTATAATAAAAGAGGAATAATAAAAAATATTTTTCATTTTTTACCTCTCCAAATAACTATTAAAACCCCCTTTATCGGGGGTTTTCTTGTGGGGTGGGTTTAGGGGGTCTCGTAATTCTTTAGTAGGGCTAGCTGTGCGTTTAGGGCTTCTGCTGTTAATAGTAAAGCTCTTTTAGTGTAGTAGTCGTGGGCGTTCTCCGCCTCTTCGTTAATGGCTTTTATGGTCGCCCATAGCCTTACGCCGACGGACTTCCCGCTTAATACCTTGACCTTATGCCAAACGTTCCACGCTTCGTTCACTGGTAGTGGCGGGATAAAGCCTACTATTCTGTGGAGCTTCTCGTGGTCTGGGTTAAAAAGCTCTACTACTAGCCACGACCTTAAATACTTGAGTGGCTCTATCTTATTCCATAGGCTTCTCGGGTACAGTAAATGGTGCCTTGAGTGGTTGCTTGCCATATTTCTCACCTCCTCTAATGTGCTATGGCGGTTGCCGTTGGTTTTAGTATAGCACCTAAAATGGGGAGTCCCCGCTTTCCTTTTCTGCATGTTTTCCTTGTATCTCTTCGATAAATAGTTTGGCTTCCCACCAGCCCTTGCATACTCGGTTCGGAATTTTCGCCCTTGTATAAATCTTCTCCCATTTCTTTTGGTCTGGGCTAACCGTCCCGCCTTTCTGGCGTTTAAGTTCTATGTTTACTAGCTTTAGGCTCCCGTCTGGCATTGGCACGTAAACCTCGTAATCATAGGCACCTTTACTTAATCCTTGGCGTTTTAGCATGGCTTGTCTAATCGCCCCCTGTCTTCCGCTATAACCCTCGTTGGCTCTGTGTTCGTGTGGCATGTGGTGAAGCTCCAGCCATTTATGCAGGGCTTCGGCTTCCTCACGCTCGGTTGGGACTCGTTCCGTCATATTCTTTGCCAAACATTAAATCGTAAAGCTCTGATGGAGTTTTAATCTCTCGCTCTACGCCTTTTTCGGTTATAAAGTGGGTATCTTCGTAAAGCCACCAGCTTAGCCAGTCTTCGTCGCCACCGCACTTATCTAGCATTTTCACTATCTCGTCTATGGCGGGGGTAGTAAAGACCGTGTGGCAGTTTGGGGCGATATTTTGCAGGGCTTTGGTTATTTCTTCGTCCCGAAGTCGCTGGGCTTGTAGTATTTTTACTAGCTGGATAAAAAGTTCTTTTGAAATCATAGGGTTATTATAACCGCAACATTAGCGTTTTACAAAACTTGAAATTATTATATACCTTTTAGCTTATTATAAATATTTTGCGTCATTAAAAATTTCGGGGTTTTATGGCTTATTATACCTGTTTTCTAAAAATGCGTTTATTGCCGTCTATTAGCTTCTGTATGGTGTTTAATAAAAAGTGTTCAGGGCTTTTTCTGGGACTTTTCCACCCCTGTTGCACCCCTGTTAAAATAAAAAATGTGTTCGATGAAGTCCCTTGGCTTTAGTATGTCGCTTTTTCTTTTTTAGGCTTTATATTATAAAACATTTTTGGCAAATAAAAACCGCCCTTTATCGGGGCGATTTTTGCTCGGTTTTATAAAAAGAAATTTTATAAACGAGGTGTCTAAAACATGGGCATGTCTAGAACACTTCAATTATAGCATGGTTCTTAGGTTCTAGCTACTTCTTATTTATTGCCTATCTTCGAGGCGAAGTTTCCAGCGATGTAGCCAGAACTGAATGCGATGATATTTGAGATCGCCCATTGGGCTAATGTCGCCCAGTCTCCGCTTTCCATTTTGCCTGAGACGGCTAAACCGAACGCTAGGGCTATAACCATCATAGTGCTTAGTATCACGGTCATAACCACGTAAAACTTACGCCCTACATGGTACTTACCTTGGTACTGGTTTGCCTGTGGCTTCGGCGTATTCTGGGCGTTGCCGTCCGTGCTTGGGGTTTGGTTGTTATCCATCTTAGTAATCCCTCTCGATTCGTTGGCCAACACTAATCAGGTTGGCATTAGCTATGCCATTATGTCTTGCGATCTGCTCGACGGCTCCATCTGCTCCCCATAGGTTCCTGCCGTTCGTCCAGCCTTGGCTTACTATAATCTGTCCTAGGGTGTCGCCTGCTTGCACTGTGTATTTAGGACGTTCGGCTGGCTGTGGGGCTGGGGCTGGTGTAGCTAGTATTTCTTCGACTCTGGCTTGGACTTCTGCGTATCGGTTGCCTAGGGCGTTTTTACGTGCGTCTCCGTTGCCGTACTTGCCTGCTATAACCTCTCTAGCTAGTTCTTCGGTGCTTTTGGTCGGTGCTGGCTGGGCTGGGGAATTATTCCACGCCTTTAGGCGAAAAGCTCCTGCGAAGTTCCTCAGGCTAAAGTTAATCTCGTTTACGTAGCCGTATGGCTGGTTTTGTCCTAATAGTCTCACTACTTGACCTTGGGCTACTATAGCGGTAATCATGCCTACATGTCCCCACTCGCCACCGTTGTCAATTAGCCAGTCTCCGACCTTTAGGGCGTTCCTATCGGTAATTAGCTCAAACTCGCTACCTGCGTTATAAATTCGGCTGTAGTTCCAGCAATCTTTGGCTCCGCCTCCGCCTTGCTTTGTAGCTAAAAATCTGCCTACTACTCTTGACCAGAAATATGCGGGTAAATCCCAACATTGGTAGGGCTGTTCTTTGGGGAAGTTATCGACGTCAATCCTCTTACCTAGGGTGGCGTTTCTAAATTCCTCTGGGGTTTTCCAAATTAAGTTCATTTATTCCTCGGTTTTCACTTCTTCAGGTGTTGCGTCTTGTGCGACGCTGATCTGCTCGGACTTTGTAGCTTCGCTATTAAAATCCTCGGCAGTATAGACTTTGTCTTCCATGTTTTTACTCCTGTTTACTTGGTGCTAGGGGCGGGAGTCGAACCCGCAAGCGTATGGCTCATGAAACCATCTAGCCACCGTGGCTGTCCCTAGTTTATGGTAGAGGTAGCGGGGTTCGAACCTGCGACCTACCGTGTATAAGACGGACGCTCTGACCGACTGAGCTATACCTCTAAACTTATTTTAGCATAAACAAAAAGCACCGCCTTGCGGACGGCACCTTTCCTCACCACACTCCGTAGCTAGCCTAGATGTGGCTTTCCCCCCGAAACCAATCACGCAAGCTATGGCAGGGGTACGTTTCTATTTTATCATGTCCGATAAAAATCTACTATAAAGTACTATAAAGCCTAGCTATATCTGTTATCTTTATAGTCTATTGTCCTATAGATGTCCGATAGATATAACATTTTTGCTTCACGTATTTATCAAAATCGCTCTCCAGCCTCTGTTAAATTGTTTCATGGTTGCTTCGTAAATATAACACTATACATATAAAGATATAACGTTATGTGTTTTTCTTTCCGAAAATAATCCCGCCCCAGTAAACCTTAGCATTTAGTGGGTTGCCGTATTTATTACGCCATGTGCCTGTAATCGTCCATGTTAAGTTTAGACATACGTCTATGGCTGAGTCTCCTGCTAGACCTGATACTGCCCCACCTAGTACCGTGATATTGCTTGGCATTGGGTAGTCGTTATTATTTAGGTAGCCCCATGCGTTCGCTCCAAAACCTATCATGCCTGTCTCTCGTGCCATGGTGACGAATATTGAGTACTCGCTGTTAATCGGGATTTCGTGCCAACCGTTATTCTCGGTTTTAATAGATTTCATGGTCTTTGGGTCTATGCTGTTTCTAAGGTCTTCCAGTAGCCTATTGCCGTTGGCATAGGCGTTGCCTGACACCTCTAATTGTCCACGCCTTCCTGCCTCTTTTGCAATCTTTGGCACGTCCCCGATTGAAATCCTGCCGTCCTTACCTATGTAGAATGCTGGGTAGCCCATATCGACGAGTAGGGAAGTGATAACGCTTGAGAGCTTGTCTGTGGTTCTTAATTCGATATTAAACGAGTGCTGTTTGTCTAATTGAATTGTATAGTCGTTGCATTTATAGGTACTGCTAGATGGGGTTGAGGTTGATGGGATTGGCTTCCATGCACTCCATTCCGTGCTGTTTGTAGCTTTGGTGCGATATTCCACGCCCTTGGCTGGGTCTATTACGTTCTTAGCTACGCCCTCTACCTTTATAGGGTCGTACGTGCCGTTAATCTTTAGCTTTACGTCGTCCTCGAAACCGTTTTTGCGGGTCGCTTCTGCTACTATGGTCATTGGCTGGTAAACCATGACGTTAATAGACTTCTCTAGCTTCGTCCTAAAGTTCCTAGTGTCTATCGCCTCTACATATAGCTTGTCTGCATTGCTGTTAATCGTGCCTAGGTCTATTTCTATATCTGCGTCCTTGTAATCTACTACTTTGTCTATTGTGCCGTAAACCACACGATAGGATTTAATGGTGGCGAACTTCTTCGGGGTGGCTTTGTCTTTCTGCAATATCTTTACTTGCAGGGTAGATATTCCTGCTATTAGGGCTTTGTCGTTTCCTGTAATCGCCACGGACTTGGTATTGGTGTCTTTATAATCAAACACCTTAAATACTGGCTCTGCGTTTATAACCTTATAGGTTCTGTCTGCTATTGCGTGGATGTTCTCAGGGGCGTTGGCTCCATGCACTACATAGCGTAATGTCATCTGTGGGTCGTTCTTGCAGAGCTTTAATAGCTGGTCTCTCTCGGCTTGGGTTAATTCAAACGTGTAATTGGGGGTTAAGTTCTCTCTATATGCTAGCCTTGTGATTCCATTATCACCTGCCAGTAGCTGACCGTTCTTTACAAACTCTAGCCAACCTATCACCTTAGCACCTGTGGGGTTATTGTAGTTTACCCATGGATTTTGGTCGTCGTGAATGTCGCTACAGCTTGTAATCTGCACGTACCTAGCAATTTGAGGCAACTCCCACCAGCCACTACCTCTTGCGTTTACTGCATAGGTAAAGATGGCTATTTCACCATTAGCTCCGAAAGAACAGTTGCCGTTTGCGTCATGGTACAAGGTATGCTGTCCACTCGCTATGCGTCCACCTCTCATGTAGCGACCTGTGTTGTAGCCGTTTCTGTGTACCTCGCTACCTGCTACCCATATAGCTGACTGCGTGCTTAAAACGGTGCTTGTGTGAGCCCAGTTTGCGTCGAACCACCAGTTAATAACCGTGTAGTTGCCTGCTATGTCTTGCCTTGCGATATTCCAGCCGAAGGTAGTGGTGTAGCCACTTGCACTCATTTGGAAGCTTCCCGAACTTACTGCCATTTATTCCTCCTTTAATTTAATCCTACAAACGCCCATCCACTATAATTATCGGTATCTATTGGCACTATTTTCATTGGTGGCATTTGAATTTGGGTACGTGCGTTTAGTTTCTCTACTTCTGTAATGTCTCGGTTTAGTGAAAATACACGTTTCTTCTTACCTGAAACGGAACTATAACCTACGAACTCTATCGGGGTGATTTCTACATAATCGCCATCATAAACAGAGCTTCTTACCTGCATACCTCGTGCGTCCACGGATACCTGTGTATTGTAAATCTCGCCTGAGGCTTGTCTCCATGGTTGCTTGCTGTCTCCCCCTGCTAACATTAGGTCTGTAATACTGATTGAGGAATTGGCGTTGGCTTTAATCTCTACATCTATCCAGCTCATGGTTGGTGTAAATGTCAAAACTTGCTCGTCCCAGTTTAGCTCCTCTTGCTCTTTTAAGAGTATTTCTTTACTGCCTAGGTCGTTCTTAATCGTAATAGCACCACTACCTGTGGCTTTCTTAAACGCTTTGAAGCTTATTGTGTGGGGCTGTCCTGATGATACTGCTATGCGTTGGCTCATCTTATCGCCGTTTGAGAGGTTTAGCTGATAACCACTTAATGCACCTAGGGCTACTGAGTTTTGGCTTACGCTACTAGTAATGGTCGTGTGGTCTTTGTCATACGTCCACTCGCTAATCTTGCCACTATCGTCTTTACCGTATCCTACGGAGTTCTTGATTAAGTTTCCACCACCTATGGTTTGGACGGTCTGTGTAATGTTGTGTATGTCTTGATGAAGCTGTGTGAATTGCGTTTGGTTGTCTTTATCGGTAGCTTCTTGTTTGCTGACTATCGCTGTAATTTCTTGCTGTTGCTTGTCGGTCTTAATCTCTGTGTTATAGAGGGTCTTTACAATTCCACCTGCCGTTAAAAAATTAGTCTCTGTGAATTTAGGCACATGGCACACCAAGGTCTCTTTTAATCCACCTGTAATGTCTAGCTTAATCTCGTTGATAAATAGGTTGTAGCTTTGTCCACCTACTTCGCATTTAATCACATCACCTACTTCGTAAATCCCATGCCCCTCGGTGCTTACCTCGATTTCGCTCATCTTGATGTTTTTGGGCTTCACTAGGGAATTGAAGAGGGGGGTAATTAGCTCCTGCCTATCGTCGTCTAGGATTTCATTGTTGGTGATTTTAATGGTTTCTGAGTCGTTTGGTTTGAACCTCTCGTATCGAATAGGGTGTTTTAATTTGTGTAGTGAGCAGGCGAACTCTTTAGGGTCTTCATTTGCACTTGCCCATGCGTTTACGTTTTTAGTTTCGACGTAAAAGCGGTATTTATATTTAGTCTTGTCCACCTGAAAGAATTGGCTCTCGCCCATGTAGTAGGTCTTATTTGCCTCTTTGTCATAAACACTCAATGCACAAGCAACAAGATTTCTATCGCTGTCGTTGCGGAAAAAATACCACGCTCCGTCCTCGAGAATATCGTTCATCTTATCAGTGCTATTATCTTGTAGTAATGTCCACGAGGTTTTAGGTTTACCAGTAATCACTATTCGCCTCGTCTGTTCGTTCTTTGTGAGTTTCATACCTTGCTGGGCGACATCTCTCCATGGATCTAAATAGGTGTCCAGTGCCACCTCAGTATCTTCGCAATCAAATAGGTCTTCGTATGTACCCAGTAGCTTATTGTTGACCTTGACCAGCCCTAGGTTGGTCGTGTAGTCAATCATTTTGGTCTTGTCTATGTAGCCAGCAAAATAATAGAAATTTTTGACAATCCATTCTACGTTTATTAGTCTCCCAGTTTGTAGCTTTTGGATATTAAAATCTTTGTCTCCACCTGCTAGCATACCGAAACTGAGAAAATTAGAAACATCAGGGGACGGGTTGTCCGTGATGAAAGCATAGACTCCTTTTGGCAGTGATAGGTTCTGCCTGCCCGTCATATAGTTGCACCAGTCCACGCCTTTTTCGGTCTTGCCCGTGAGGGTGAAACTTCCATTGGGGTTGATTTTAGCTGTATAACCATTTTGGCTCACCGTCCCCTCGGTTGGCGTGTCGAGTAGGTTTGTGCCAGCTGGCTCTAGCTCTATATTTTTATCTTCAAGTAGCACATTATCACCTTGAGGCTCTCGTCCTATTACTAGCTTAGTTGGTAGCCCCCAGTCCTCGCCCACCTTAAAAGAAAGCATATTGCTGGTATTTAGCTTCTCGGTAGGCTCTATAAAGCCCTTAAAGATTAGCTCCTTGCCTCTAATAACGGCAGTTGTGCCTGTGGCTTTGGCTATCTCGTCTATTATCTGACGGTAGTTCATGCCGTTAATCTTCTTATAGAGGTCTTCTTTTATCGTGTAGTTAATATTGGCTAAGTTGTCTAGGTTCCCTACTGTTAATCCTAGTTTATTGGCTATTTGCTCTATTAAGTTCTTAATCGTACATGGGAAGCTTAGCAGGGAATTAGCATAATCGGTCATTTGGGCTACTGACATTAGGTCATAGCCTGTGATTTCCGTCGTGCCTTTTTCTACGCTTACTGATACTTCTTTAATGACAAACTCGCCATCATTGCACCAGTCTATCTCGCCCGTTGCAGGGTCTTCCATGCCTAGTTCTAGCTTAAATGTCTTGTCTTTTAGAGTGGTTTTTTCACCTATTAAAACGGCTGTAATCTTCTTTGCACCTGTGCCTAAAAATTCACCTATGGCGTTAATCTTGGAACTGATTAAGTCATCTCCCGAGTTAAAGCTTAGACCGTTCTCGGTAGTCTCTACTAGCCTTGCCCGCATGGACTTCACTGGGGCTTTCATGTTCTGTTTATAGCGTTCTGGTATTATTAGCATATTAGCCTCGCTTACTTAGGGGGATTAAGTTAAAACTCACTTCATAGAAAAACTCACGCTGGCGTTCTTGGATCTTAGTGCTGTAGTCGCTAGCGTAGTATTTGGCGGTTATAGTCGTGTTTTTTAGCGGGTCGTAGTAATCCACCGTAAAAAATGACTGGTTTAATAGGTTGCCTAGGGTGGCTAGTTCTGTGCGTGGTATGGCGTTTCGGGTCTTGCATTTTAGCTTGGGGAATATTCCGATAAGGGAAGCTCTGACCTCGCCCTCCATGTTGCGGTCTGCGTCTTTCCATAGCTTCGCCCACTCGATCTCATATTCCACCAGCTTATCTATTGCGGTGCCGTTAATTCTTAATAGTTTCTGCGTTATTGCCATTATGTTTATCCTTTACACGATTATAGCATTGCGTCCGCTTAGCGAGGTGCGTCCGTTAATCCCGTCTATCACCTTATCTATGATGGTTTCTTCGCCTATCTTTACCGTTATGCTGGTTGGGGCGTTCCCACCTATTCCGCCTATCTTTTCGGCTAAGGTATCCATCCAGCCTGTATTGCGATCTAGTGGGAGGACGGCTTCTTTACCTGCTTCGCCGATCATGGCTATGGTGGTGCTTTGGGCGATACCACCTGTGCCTAGCTTCGGTATTGGTTGGATATTAAAGCCTTTACCGCCTACTGCTGGCACCCAGTCTGGGATTTTAATTTTGTTTAATCCTCGTATAAAGCCGTTTATAGCGTCGATTATGAAGTTTAATGGGGCTTTGGCTATGGCTCCGATGGCTCCGAATATTCCGCTAAATATCTGGGTGACGCCTTGCCATGCCCTTGCCCAGTTTCCGCTGAATACTCCCATAACAAAATTGACTATGCCGTTAAGAATACCTACTATGCCGTTAATAATCCCGCCTATTAGGCGTATTGCGGTGTCTATTCGTCCTGTAAAGAAGCTAATTAAACCTACTACTAGTGGCTTAAAGAAGTCCACCAAAAAGTTAATCAGAGGCATAAATGCCTTATTCCAGATGTCTAGGACGGAAGTAATCACGTTGCCGACAAAATCAAAAATAGTGTCTAGCATTGGCTTCAAAGTGCTGTCCCATGTGGCTTTTAGCTGATCCATGAACGGTTGCCAGATAGGGGCTATAATATCGTCCCATAGCTTCTTAAATAGCTTCACAATGCCGTCGAAAGCTTGGTAAATACCATCTGTAATTTTAGAGCCGTAGGTGTCCCATGTGCTTTTAGCACCGCCCCATAGGTCTTCCCATGCTTTGGCTATTAGTTCGGCTGTTGGCTTTACGCCTTGGTCTAGGATTCCCGTCATTAGCCCGCCGATATTCTCGATAATCTGCGGTGCGTATGTGGCAAACGACACTAGCCAGTCTTCGAAAATTCCAACAAATAAACCTGTCAAGTTTCCCGTGCCAGCTGTCATCATCGGCTCTATCGCCTCTAAAATGCCACCTATGCTTTTATATACCCGTCCGCTTTGGTTTACTAGCTCGTCTATGGTCTTAGCGAAACCGTCGCTAATTTTCTGACCGCTACGTCCCCATGCGTCCTGCACCTGTGATATAGCAGTAGTCCAGATACTCTTGAAGTGCTTGGCTAGTGGCTCGATTATGGACTCTACGCCGTTCCTGAAGCTCCTGAACGATTTTAGGCTTATAGCTTTACTGATCCACTCGCCTACGCTCTTAAATGCGTTGGTAATGGATTTAGCTACTTCTTCGGCTTTTTTCTTTATCTCGTCGAATTGTGATTTGAATTTCTTTAAGGCGTCGCCGTCTGGTTCTGGTATATCTAGCCC